GGAAATGTAATCAAACCTAAATCATGGACGGGAATCGTTAATTCATATGCGGATGATTTAGCATCACGCGCATTAATTGCCGATGCGGCATTTATGAAAGATTCAATCGATGTTGATATTTCAACGGTGAATCCTGATCGACTTGAAACAACGTTTAATTATAAAAGAACGGGAACCGCAAGAATTGCGGCAACAACGGCAACGGCCGGTTTCAATTTCGGGGAATAATTTTAATAAAAAAAAAGAATAAAAAAAAAACATAATATTATGGCAGCAACGGGCGGAGATATTACAGAAATCACATTTAATCATCCAACATTGGGTGCGGGATCATTTTTCCCAAAAGCGAATGAAGGGAATACCCTGGATTTAGGTGGGATCAGAAATAACGATGATACTAATATGATTTCGGGTGATGGTGAATTGATCAACCAAAAAAACCGCGTTCGTGGTTTTGCTGAAATCGTGGTTGCAAATGATTTGAATACGCGTGAAGATTTACTCGTTGCATCGAATTTGGCGGCGGATCCGGTTGGTGCTGATTATACCGTTTCATTAATCAATGGTACCGTTTACAAATGTAGCGGAACGATTGTTGGTGATATTTCGGCGGACATCAATGCGGCAACTTTCACATTGAAGATTGCAACCGCACGATTTGAAAAAATCGTGGGTTAATAAATTAGTAACACAAACACACACAAACACACACATACACATGAATACAGAAAATGCAGTTTCACAAGATGTCGCGCAACGTGATATCGATGGTTGGTTGGATCATAAAAGGATTAAGGATAAAAAACGTGAATCCCAAAAGGAAGCGATTGAAACATTGGTGGAAGCCATTGAAGATGGTGAACTTTTGTATGATTCGGATACGCATGAATTAACCCAAATTTTGGGATGCGCGTGCGGGTCGGTTGAAAAACTTGTTTTTAGTCCACGTTTAGAAATGGGCAAAGTGCGCCGGAAACTAAAGGGTATAAAGATCACGGAAGATACCACCGGCTTCATTATGGGATATGTTGCGGTTTTAACCAACCAACCATATGCGGTTGTTGAAAAATTGGATTCCGATGATTACAAAGTTGGTCAAGCGATAGCGGGTTTTTTTATTTAATAGCGGGTAACGATGGTGAAACATTCGCCGATGCGTTGGATCGTATAATTAAATCAATTGTAAGGTACCATCATTGGACACCGGAAGTAATTGAAAATCTGTATTTAGATGATACGGATTTTTTTGGTTTAATATATTGGTATCATGATCTTTTGAATTGGCAAAAGGAAATGGATTCAGGTAATAAAAAAAGATAATAAAAATGGCATCGTTCGTTATTCCCTCAGTATTTAAAGCAGTCGATAAATTTTCCGGCACCATTGAAAAAATGGAAAAATCCACAAAAAGTTTTGCGGATAAAGCGGAAAAGAATTTGGCGCGCGTTGAAAGGAAATGGCGGGCAATCGGTGATCGGGCGCAAAAGGTTGGCCGGAATGCGGCATTGGTTGGTGCGGCGATAATTGCATCAATGGTTTTAATGGCCAATGAAGCGGTGAATTTTGAAAAATCGATGGGTAATATTGCCACAATCATCGATACACAAACCGAATCCATGGAAGCCATGGGCAACCAATTGTTGGATTTGGCCACCAAATTACCCGTTCCGATTGAGGAATTAACCGCATCATTATACGATATAAGATCCGCCGGAATAGCCGCCGCGGATCAATTCGATGTTTTGGAATCATCGGCCATGTTGGCGGTTGCCGGTTTATCCACCACAGAGCAAGCCACAGACATTACCACATCGGCATTGAACGCATTCGCCGTGGAATCATTAAACGCCGCGGAAACGACTGATATACTATTTAAGGCCGTTAAGTTTGGTAAAACAACGATCGGTGAATTATCCCAGGCATTCGGAGCCACGGCACCAATCATATCATCGGCGGAAATAAAGTTGCATGATTTCATGGCGGCCACATCCGCATTAACAACATTAGGAACACCGGCGGCGCAAGCGCAAAACCAATTAAAAGCGGCAATCGTGGCACTTCAAAAACCATCCGTTGAAATGGAACGTGTGTTTAAAAAACTTGGTGTTACGTCTGAAAAAGAATTGTTTGATAAATTCGATGGAATCGGTGGTGGTTTCATGGCCGTATCCGGAGCCATTGAAGAAATGGGATTAAATACCGCTAAAACATGGCGATCCACGGAAGCATTGGCGGCCGTTATGTCATTGACCGGCGCAACAAATGAAGCGTATTTAACAACCGTGGAAGCAATGACCGGCGGCACAAACGAATTGAATGGTGCGTTTGAAAAGCAATCCCAAACGGCGGCGGCACAGATGCAAATGACTAAAAATAATTTTAAATCATTGGCCATTTCATTGGGGAATGTATTATTGCCGATGATCAATGATTTGATGCGAACGGTAACACCTATGATTCGGAATTTTGCCAGGTGGGCACGTGAAAACAAAGGTTTGTTGGGATCAATAATGAAAGTTGCCGCAACGGTTGCCGGTTTGGCGTTCGTTGTTTCGGGTGCGGCATTTGCGGTTGCCGGTTTTACTAAATTAATTGGATTGGCAAAATTCGGATTGATGGCGTATAATATCGTCACTAAAGGTGCGGTTATAGCCATGCGCGCATTAAATATGGCGTGGCTAATTTCGCCAATTGGATTAATGGTTGCCGCCGGCCTTGCGTTGGCCGGTGTTCTTTACTTATTGACACGTAGGAAAAAAGATTTAACGGCCACCGAAAAATTGGCGGCGGATGTTCAACAACGTACATTGGACAATACTATTGATCAACGGGTGGAAGTTTCATTATTGTTCGCCAAATTGCGGAATTTGGAAGTTGGAACAACGGCATATGCGGAAACGTTGGCAAAAGTGGAAGCGATGCAACCAGGGATCACGGATCAATTTAATTTGCAAGCGGGCAAAATTAGAGATTTAGCGGCGGCGGAAGCGGAATTAACAAAGAACATTTTATTACGTGCGCAAACGCAAGCAAAATCCGAAATATTGGCGGAAAAAACGCGTGAACTTTTGGAGCTTCAAATGGAAGGTGCGACCATCCAGGCTAATACATTTTTGGCGGCCATGGGTGTGTTCACTTCGGAAGATGCGGGCACATCGGATTCACGTTTTAAGGTTCAACAATTAGAATTGCAATCCACCATTGATAAATTAACGGGATCCATTGTTTCGGATGAATTGGGTGATCCATCGATTGATCCATTGAATCCTCAACGTATTGCATCGGATCGTACCGAAAGTGAAATTAAAAACAATATAAAAGAAACATTGAAAATTGATTTTGTTAATATGCCGGATTGGATGAAAATTCAAACGGGTTTGCCGTACAATAAAACCACCGGCGTTGCAACATCATTATCATCAACGGTTGAATAGTATGGCGGATTTTGAATTGGAAGAAACGGGAAATGGCGGCGATCTAATATTGGCCGGAAATGATTTGAAGTTGATCGGCGGTTTTCAGAACATGCCGTATATTGGAATGTTCGGTGGAAATCCTGGGCATTCAACACAAGGTGCAAAACCGGATGGTGAATTGGCGTTTGATTATTGGGGCAATAATTTGTTGATGGAAAATGATTATGCCATACAATTCAATAGTGAGTTTGAAAAAAGATTAACGCAATTGGTTATTAATTCCGCCGGCCGGATCCAATTGGAACAATCAGTTAAATCCGATTTGGAATTTATGGCGGCATTTTCGATTTTGGCGGTTTCAATTTCGATTGTTTCCGTTGATCGGATCCAAATAAATATCACAATAAATGAACCGGATAATTTACAATCCAATGAATTGGTTTATATTTGGGATGCAACCAATAATGAATTAACAATGCAATTATGATTACGATACCAACAACGGATGAATTATATACACAAATTATTTCCGCGTTTGAATCGGAATTAAATATTTCGATTCCATCAACGGGGAAATCAGCGATCCGCGCAATTGCGGCAACGCAAGCGGCGAAACTTAGATTGTATTATTTGGCAACGGGTAAAGTTCAAAAAAATATTTTTGTTGATACGGCGGATCCGGCGGCAATCGGTGGAACGTTGGAACGTTTTGGCCGTGTTAAATTGGGGCGTGATCCATTTCCTGCAACGGCGGGTGAATATCAATTGACCGTTTCCGGAATATCCGGTTCGATAGTTCCGGCGGGATCTGTTTTTAAATCGGATGATGATTCATTATCTCCGGGGCAACTTTTCATCCTGGATACCGGATATACTTTACCATCGGCCACGGGATCAATAAATGTTCGTGCATTGGAAACCGGTTTGGATTCTCAATTATCACCAGGTGATACACTAAGTGTTACCGCGCCAATCGCGGGTGTTGACGAATCGGCCACGGTTTATATTGAATTAACGGAACCGGTTGCGGCGGAAGATATTGAAGCATATCGCCAAAAAGCAATTGACGCATATCGTTTGGAGCCACAAGGCGGTGCGGGTGCTGATTATCGTTTGTGGGCGGCGGATGCGCAAGGTGTTGAACAATCATATCCATATGTTGTGGCGGGTAATTCGAACCAAATAAATTTATTTGTGGAAGCCACGGAAGTTGATTCGACCGATGGAAAGGGTACACCAACGGCGGCCATTTTGTCAGCGGTTCAAGTTGCCGTGGAAGATCCAACGGCGGATCGACCAGGGCGGAAACCATTGGGAGTTTTTCAAGTTAATTACGAACCGGTTGTTGTGTTGGATGTTGATATTACGATTGATGGATTTGTTGGTTTAACCGCGGCAATTGAAGCATCAATTTTGGCGGCGTTAACATCAACCATTGGTGATATACGCCCGTTCATAGATTCGATTGAAGTGTTGGCAAATAAGGATGATATTTTGGATACAAATATTATTATATCAAATATTTTGGAATCAAATCCGGGATCAGTTTTTGGAACAATAACATTGGTTGTTGGTGGATCGGGTGTTTCATCATACACATTTGATTCCGGCGAAATACCGTTTTTAAATTCTGTTTCATATACTTAGAATATGGCAACGAACGATAAAATAAAAAAATTAACAAAACAGTTGTATCCGGGTGGGCGGGCATTTAAGATTCCGCCGGGCGGAACCTGGGATAAATTCCATGATGCATTGAATACATCGGAAACGGATGCGTTTGATGATTCATTGGCCACGTTGGATGCGATATTGCCGGATAACGACAATTTTACAACCGATGATGCATCCGCATGGGAAACACGTTTGGGTTTAATCACGAACGAATCAATATCATTGGCGGATCGGAAATTGGCGATCCAACGGAAAATGAATCATCCCGGTACAATTCCGGCACGCCAGAATTGGGAATATTTACAAGATCAATTGCAATCCGCCGGATTTGATGTTTATGTTCATGAAAATATTTTTTCCGATGGAATGGGTGGTTTTGAAACACGTAATCCGTTTGAAATACTTGGTGAATCCGCATCCGATATTATTGGTGTTTGGGAACATGGCGATGGCGCGCATCATGGTGAAGTTGTTCACGGTGATTATACGGCCGGAATTGTTTATGATGATTGTGTGGCAAATTATATTGATCAAACGAAAGATGAATTTTTTGATGTTGGTGATAATTTACGTAATACATTTATTGTTTCATCCGCATATCCGGAATTTTTTGCCAATGTTAGTGAAGAACGCCGGGCGGAATTACGGCAATTGATGTTACAATTGAAGCCGGTGCAAACGGTGGCATTTTTATTTATCACATATACCACATAATATGAAATTATTGCAAGATAAAACCAATGTTGCGTTGCCAAATTCAGAATATCCGTATGGCCAAATTCGTGATCGTGATGGTTTGGTTATGGGCACGCCTGGATCCGTGGAACTTTATGGTGATATGCATCAGTTTTTCGAAAATTTAATTCGTGAATCCGATGTGGATCCAAATGATTTACCGGATAATGAATATAATACATATCAATTATGGGATGCATTTGTTTATCATGTTAAGAACACCAGGAATTACAAAAGTTGGATCGTTAAATTAAGCCAAACGGGAACATCCGCACCAACGGTGGATGAATTATTGTATTCGGATATTGGATTGCCGGCCATTTCATATGGTGGTGTTGGTATTTATTCGTTTTTATGGGTGGATAATGTGTTTCCGGCATCAGGTTTGGCAAATGTTTTTTTTAAATATAACCGTAATTTTGTTGGATATATTTTGCCCGTTCCGGCGGGTGAACCGGAATTTGAATTTGAAACGTATGATGGAACCGGAACGCGTGCGAATGGATTATTGAACGAAACATTGATGGAATTATATATATATGATTTATGATTTTAGTACAAGATAAAGAAAATGTTACATTGCCAAATTCGGAATTTCCGTATGGCCAAATTCGCAACCAGAATGGAACCGTTTCCGGCACGCCGGCGAACCTGGAAACGTATGGTGATATGCATCAGTTTTTCGAAAAATTAATTCGTGAATCATCAGTTGTTCCAAACGATTTACCGGATAATGAATATAATACATATCAATTATGGGATTCATTTTTGGAACACGTAAAGAATTTAAGAAATTACCAACGTTATTATGTGAAGTTGTCACAATCGGGTTTTACGGTGCCAACAATTGATTATGAAGCGGAAGCGGATTTTGGATCCCCAACGGCAATTTTGCGTATCACAAATGGCACTTATCGATTCACGTTTGCGGGAACACCATTTGCGGATGCCGGAAAAACATGTGGCCGCGGATCGGTTAATTTTAATGGTTATATGGAATTTACGGTACTTTCATCAAGTCAAATAAATATTATCACGCGTGATAATGTTGGCGCATTATCGGATGATTTTTTAACGGCAACGGAAGTTTTTATTAATGTTTACGATTAATTTGATATGATATTATTGCAAGATAAAGAAAATGTTACATTGCCAAATTCGGAATATCCGTATGGCCAAATTCGTGATACGGATGGAATTGTTCCAGGTACGCCGGCGAACTTGGAAACGTATGGTGATATGCATCAGTTTTTTGAAAAATTAATTCGTGAATCATCAATTATTCCAAACGGTTTACCGGATGATGAATATAATACATATCAATTATGGGATTCATTTTTGGAACACGTAAAGAATTTAAGAAATTACCAACGTTATTTTGCAAAAATAAGTCAATCAGGAACATCCGCGCCAACGGTTGAATTTGAAGCGGAAGCGGATTTTGGATCCCCGGTTACAATAACGCGAACATTGACCGGTAGGTATGTATTCACGTTTGCGGGTACACCTATTGATATAACGGGGAAAACGTTTATTGAATGTGATTCTAATTTTAATGGATATGTTTCCGGCAGTTCTATTTCAACAAGTGCAATTCAATTAATATCATTAAACACATCCGGTTTTGGTGCGGATTCATTATTTCAGGATACGGATATTTTTATTTATGTATATGATTAAATAAATGGCGATTAAATTGGATGTTAATATGGATGCGGTTGTGGTTTTTTCAAATAATTTGGAAAAGCTAAACAAAACCGCGTTCCCTAATGCAGTTAGAACGGCATTAAATTCCGCGGCATTCAAGGTTAAAAAGGAAACATTATTGAAGCGTGCGGATAAAGCATTTGAAAAACGTCAGGCGAATTTTTTTAAATCCAATTCCCGTGTTAAAATGGCATCCGGAAATGATGTGAATCGGATGCAATCAATGGTTGGTATGGTTTCATTAGGCGGAACAAATCGTGCGGTGGATGATTTGGAGCAACAAGAAAATGGCGGCCGTATTAAAGGAAAATCTTTCATCCCATTAAATCCGGCGCGAACATCAAAAAACTATCGAAAAAAAGTTGCAAAGAAAAATAGATTGTCAACGGTAACGAATTTGGTTAATTCAAAATCTATGCCAGGGCGCGGAACAAAACAAAAATTTGTTCGTGCAATTAAGGCGGCCGGAACCGGTGGCCATGTTTTGCATGATGGGATTGTTTGGCGTGTTGATTCGGATGTTCGCCGCCGTAATGGTTTATTTAAGATTAAACCACTATATTCATACAAATATGGGCGTTCGGTTTCTGTAAAGGCCACGCATTTTATGCGAAAGGCAACCAATGATGTTGCGCCGGATATGGATAAATTTTTTATAAAAGCGGCAAAAACGCAATTTAATAAAGTATTGAAATAATGGGTTGGATTGATCAGATAAAAACGGGAATAATTATCCAAACGGGTGATGGCGTGGATTATGAACCATTGTATATAAACACGGCCAAACGTCAAGGTTTCAACGTTGCGGAATATAATTTTCCAAATACACCCGGAACACTTGTGAAGCGATCGGAGCGCACCGGGTTACGTTATAAGGTGGAAATAATTTTTCAAGGTGATGATCATTTGGAAGTTTCGAATCGATTTGAAATTTCGGCACGGGATAAACGGTATTGGACAGTTTCACACCCGATGCATGGTTTGTTAAGGATGCAACCGATATCATTATTATATGATAATACGGGGTTGAATACAACGGTGATTTCCGGTGAATTGGTGGAAACGATCATTCAGGATGCGCCGAAAGTTGGTGTGGATCCACGGCAACAAACGTTGAAAACGGTTCAAACGGTAGGTGATCAAACGGCGGAAGCATTTGCCACCCAGGCACCCGAATTAAGTCCATCGGAAACCAATGTTTTGGAAGGAAATATTGATGATCTTAATTCATCAATGGAAAATGTTCCGAAAACTAATTTGGAATCAAACGAATATTTTAATTTGTTCAACGCCGCAAATTCGGCATTAATCGAATATACATCCGCGCCGCTTATTGCGATGCAAACAATAAAGGATTTTATAATGTATCCATCATTGTTGGAAATATCGATTGAAGCGCGTTTGAATGCGTTACGTGATCAATTTGAATTGTTGGCCAATGGCATATTGGAGTTGTTAACACCTAATGATAAAAAAATATATGAAAACAATGCCGGGAATGTTTTGGCGGCAATGGTTAATACAACCATGATTCCATTGGATGATGATGATTATGGAAATGCGGTTGATGTTTTGGCGGTTGCTGATCAGTTAGCCGGATTTTTTGGTTCATATATGGGCAACCTAGATTCGATGCAAACGCCAAATGGTGGATTGTCGGATTCGTATGTTCCGGATTTTGAAAGCGTTTCCGGTTTGGCCGGCCTGGTGGATTATGCCATTGCAAATTTATTTGAAATTGCGTTGGATGCATCCCAGGAACGCCGCGTTTTACTTGAATCGGATTCCAATGCAATTGTGTTGGCACATCGTTATTATGGATTAACGGCGGATGATTTGACGATTGATAAATTCATGCGGAATAATAATATTGGTTTATCGGAAATATTACAGATCCCGAAAGGCCGTGAAATTGTGTACTACGTATGATATTGAAAATTAATGATCGGTTTGTTAATAGGGAAATTGAATTTTTTAATAATATTTCCATGCAATTACGGTTCAACGCACTTGGATCCACGTTTAGTTTGGCGTTTTATTTTGATCCGGATAATGAAGGCCACAAGGAATTGGCGTGTATCGGTCATTATCATGAATGTAATTTATATGAATTTGGTGAACAAGTTTTATCCGGATTTATATTATCACAAAAATTCCGCCGAAGTACGAAACGCGAATTGGCATTTGTTTCCGGTTATTCGAAACCGGGTGTTTTAGAGGATTGCACAATTCCGCCATCACTAATGCCATTGCAATCCAATGGCCTATCATTGGAACAAATCGTGCGCCGTTTGATTAAACCATTCAAAATTGAATTGGTTGTGGATCCGGCGGTTCAATCCAGGGCATCAAAGGCATTAAAATCATCCACCGCATCGGATTCACAAACCGTTAAGGCATATTTATCCGGATTAGCAAAGGAAAAAAACATTGTTTTATCACACACTTTGGATGGCAAATTGTTGTTAACGGAAGCGAACACGAAACAAGATCCAATATTTGATTTTGATTTAACCGGTGGTTCATTGCCTGGATACGAATTTGATTTGGAATTTAATGGCCAGGGGATGCACTCGGATATAACTTTGTTTGGCCAGGCATCAATTGATGGCGGAAATGCCCGTGAATCATCGATTGAAAATCCATATGTTCCAACGGTTTTTCGGCCAACAACGGCATCACAAACATCGGGTGATGATAATGATACATCATTGGCCGCACGCCGTGCATTGGCCAACGAATTACGGAATTTTAAATTAACAATTAAATTGGATCGTTGGGATGTCGATGGAAAGATGATCGAACCAAATAATTTAATCACGCTAAAGGATCCGGAATTGTATTTGTATGAAAAAACAACATGGTTTATTGAATCGGTAGATTTCACCGGTAATGAAACCGAACAAACGTGTGTTTTGAATTGTGTATTGCCGGAAGTTTACACGAATGATGTTCCAACATCGTTTTGTAAGGGAATTAATTTATATCCAAAACCACATATTTAATGGCAACCTTAGTATCCGTAATATCATCATCAATAAAGGCCGGAAAATCATTTGTGAAATTTTTCAAACAAGGCAAATCCGATATTCAAAACACGCAACAAATCGCACCGTTTGGAATTGATTCCGCGCCAATTGAAAAAATGGTTGGTTTGTATATGGCCACGGGTAATTCGGGGGAATCCGTTTTGGTTGGTTTTGTCCAATCGGAAGCGGTGGCGGAACCGGGTGAATCGCGTTTATTTTCATCAGATGCCAACGGGAATACGAAATATTATTTGCATATGAAAAATGATGGCACCGCCGAATTTGGTGGTACCGGGAATTTTTTGGTGAAATATAATGAATTGAAAATTGCATTTGATGCCCATATTGCGGAATACAATGCGCATTTGCATACCGGAAATTTAGGTGCGCCAACATCGCCACCATTAATTCCATCCACGGCATCCATTGATGCGGCAAAACATGATAAAATAAAAACACAATAATATGGCATTAGATCCAACCGATTTATCCAACGCAATCAAAAGTGATACCGCAATTACGGATCCAATTCCGGCGGCGGCAATAGCGCAATTTGATATTTTTATTGAACGGTTGGCCGTTCATATTACCGATCACATTCAGCGCGGGGAAATCGATGATGTTGTGGTTGATACGGGAACGGGTGCCCAAACAAACACATCAAATGTTCAATAGAATGTTTGAATTTTTAACGTATATTTGAAAGCTATGGATGATTTAGTGTATATAAAAATGGATATTGCCGGCGATACCGGTCAAAGCGCAACACGCGTTAAGAATATTATAACACAAATTGATGCCACTATTGATGCGTTTTTGTTGAAAGGATTAACGGCCGTTGCCAATGGTGATAAAGTAATGTACGAATTGGACACCGGCCAAACGAAAACAAAGGTTCAATATACTGATCCGGAATCCATATATATGGCGATTGAACGATTGAATAAATTGCGCCGATATTACATGAACATGTTAACGCCGCGGCGTATGCGATTGAGCCATGGCAAAAATTTTAGACGTAGATAAAACTGATTGATATGAATGTTAAATTTTGGGAAAAAAGTTTTTGGAGTGGATCCAATGAATCGGTTTCGGTTGCGAGAAATAAGCCATCGGCGCATTATTCGGCCGGTCAATCATATGTTAAATCATTTGATGGTGAAAAAAATGTTGGCGAAATAGGTGATCCAATTCAATACGTGTTGGAATATGGCATTTTGCGTATTCGATCATGGCAAGCATATTTGGAATCCGATATTGCGCAAACAATATTGAATCGATATTGTGATTGGATTGTGGATACCGGTTTAAAATTGGATGCGCAACCGGCGGTTGATGTTCTACTTTCGGAAGGAATAAAAATTGATGCGGAAAAATTTAATGATGTTGTTGAATCCCGTTTTAAAGTATGGTCTAAATCCACGGCGGCATCCTGGAATGGAATGCAATCGTTGAATACGATTGCCAAAGAAACATTTAAAAATGCCAAAATTGGTGGTGATGTGTTGGTTGTAATGCGGTTTGTTAATGGCGCGGTAAAACTTCAATTGATTGATGGTGCGAATATTGGAACGCCGATCGGTAGTTTTGGCAAAAAACATATCGTTGATGGGATTGAAATGGATAAAAAAGGCCGCCACATTGCGTATCATGTCCAGGTTAAAACATTGAAATATATTCGTGTTCCGGCGGTAAGTGCATCAACGGGGATGGTAACGGCATTTATGGTGTATGGTGCAACGTATCGCATTGATTCGCATCGTGGATATCCGATCATTGCCACATCATTGGAAACGTTAACGAAAATAGAGCGATACAAGGAAGCCGCCGTTGGATCAGCGGAAGAACGCCAAAAAATAGTTTATACAGTTGTTCACAATCAATTTTCCGATGGCGAAAATCCATTGTTGCAAGGTTTGGCGGAAGCATCCGGCTTTGATGGTGATACGGATGAATTGCCACGTGATAAAAATGGTGAAGATTTGGCCGATAAATTTGTGGCATCGACTAACAAACAAGCGTTCAACATGCCTATTGGATCAGAAATGAAGGCGTTGGAATCCAAAAATGAAATGTTTTTCAAAGAGTTTTACGGCACGAACGCGGATATCATTTGCGGATCCATAGGGATCCCGCCAAACGTTGCGTTTTCGATATATAATGATTCATTTTCGGCATCACGTGCGGCAACTAAAGATTGGGAACATACAATGACCGTTGAACGTGATGATTTTCAATCACAGTTTTATCAATTAGTATATAATTTTTGGTTGTATTCCGAAGTTTTAACGGATAAAATTCCCGCACCTGGTTATTTATCAGCAAAGCGGAATAAAAACTATATGGTTTGTGAAGCGTATCAAACCGCTTTATTCACGGGATCAATGTTCCCGCATATAGATCCATTGAAAGAAGTAAAAGCAGAACGCGAAAAACTTGGTTCATTGGGTGCTAATATACCATTAACAACGGTGGAACGTGCAACACACTTTTTGAATGGTGGTGATTCAAATGCGAACATGGAACAATATTCCGCCGAACTTAAAAAGGCGGAAGGTTTAGATATTAAAGAACCGGAACCGGTTATTGATACAACGAAAAGCGCGGATTAATAATCCAACGGTTTTTCCTTCATTGATTCGGGGTATGATTTTTTAATCTTGTATAATTCCATTTTTATTAAACTCGATTGTGAAACTCCAATGTTTTTTGCGATCACACCCAATTGTTTTTTTATTTCCGGATCTAAATTTTCCAATCCAATTTCACTTTTTTGTTGATCAACGTTTTCCGTTTTCATGTGATTGGGATATTCCCGGCAAACGATCCGCAATTGTTTACGTAAAAAATGTGATCGTGTTACGCCCAGGTTGGCCACGATGTTATTGATCGGATCCAATAATGTTTCGGGTATGTTTTTGATCTTTTGAATTGAATATTTTATTTCATCCATTCAACAAATATATAATTATATCCCAAAACGGGGGCAATTAGTTTTTCTTGTTTCATTATTACGTTTATTTTGGTGTTCAGTTATGAAAGATATATTAATATACGGTTCAATTTATGCATTTTCGGCGGCGGAATTTATTCGTTCGGTTGATGAAATTGAAGCGGGTGAACCTTTATCGGTTCGTATTAATACAGATGGCGGCGATCCGCAATCATCTTTTGGCATGATGGCCAAATTTCAGGAATTTGAAGGTGAAAAACATATTCGTGTTGATGGCAAAGCCTATTCGACCGGATTTTTCATGTGTTGTTATGCGGATAAAGTATCGGCATTGGATGTTTCACAATTTTTGATTCATCGTGCGGCATATCCAACATGGATGGAAAACAATCCGGAATTTTTCACCGATGAAATGCGTGGAAACTTAAAGAATGTTAACGATGCGTTGTTGTTGGCGTTTAAACGAAAAGTTGATGTGAAAAAATTTGAATCCATTACCGGCGTAAAAGTAAAGGATATTTTTTCAATGGATACGCGTTTGGATGTGTTCATTAATGCATCCCAGGCAAAAGCGATTGGCTTGGTGGATAAAGTGAATAAAATCACGCCAAAAATGAGTGCAGAAATCACGGATTTGTTTGCAACTAACATGGCGGCGGCGCATGTTCCTAATAATAGTGAAGAAAAAATTGATTCAAATATAGATCTTAACCATAAAAACGAAAGTACAATGATAACAACGGAAGATTTCAAAAAAGAAAATCCCGAAGCGCACAAAGCCTTAATGGCCGATGCGACAAAATCAGGTGTTGACAATGAAAAAATCCGTGTTAGTGCGTGGATGGAACATGTTTCAACGGATGCGGAAGCGGTAAAGGCCGGAATTGATAGTGGTGAATCAATCACTAATGATCAATTAAAAGCGTTTTATAAGCAAGCGGCGGAAGTTGCGGCAAAAGTTACAACCAAAGAAGGGTTGGAAGCGGAAGCGGAAGAAATAGCGGATTTGAACACGACGAAACCGGAAGCGGAAGCAACGGAAGAAACGGAAATTGAAAGATTTGAACGTTCTATTGATGCCAAATTAGGATTGAAAAACGAAAAAAAATAATCGGCAATTTGCCATGAAAAGAAAATAAATTATGTCGGAAGTAACAAACGTGGAAAACACGGACAACCAACAAACAAATAATTTTGATACTTCAAAATTATTATTAGGATTTGATAACAAATTTGAAAATGGAACTTATAATAATTCAACGTATGCGGATGTTACTTTGGCGGCCGGTACGGTGATGGGTAGAATTGCCACATCAAATTATGTAGTTCCTTTGGATGCCGGTGCATCAGATGGATCACAATTCCCGGTTGGGATAATGGCGCAAGATCATACAATTGAAGCGGGTGTTACTGTTGATTTGAATATGGTGATTGCGGGTGAAGTAGCTGAAGAAAAAGTTATTTTAACGGATGGTTCAACACTTGAAACCGTTATTTCATCAAAAAGGATCAAAGATCGTATCGCATCGGATACCGCGGGGATTATTTTGATCTTAGGAACGGAATTAACCGGTGTTGATAATTCATAATTTTAATTTAAAAAAGTAAAACAAAGTAAAATGAAAAATTTAAAAAGTATAATATTATTTGCCCTGGGCGCGTTGATGATTTCAGCGGCAACCGTTGGGATTGAATTTACGCCACTTGTGGCCGTTGGAATGGGTGCCGTATCATTGGCCATTCCATATGCGGAACGTGGCGTTGTTATGATGGCCATTCCATTGCAACAATCACGTGCATTGTTCACCAAAAAATTGGTGGCCGTTTATAAGGAGAAAATAACGCCGAAATCGTTTTTGCGTTCGTTCTTTACAGAAACGGAGAGTTTATCAAAACAGATTTCCATCGAAGTTAGACGCGGAACGGAAAGAATTGCGGCGGATGTTGAAAGATCATCAAACGGTAATCGAAACACATTTTCCAAATCATCGGAAAAAATATTTGTTCCACCGTACTATTTTGAATACTTGAATGCGAATGATCATGATTTATATGATGTTGCCATTGGAATGCAAAGTGAAACGGGTTTTGCTCAATTAACACAACAATTGGCGGAAGATCTTTTGGAATTACAATTTAAAATTGAACGTGCATATGAAAAACAATGTGCGGATGTATTAGCAACGGGTGTTGTTTCATTACAATCCGGAACAAACATAAATTTCAATAGAAAAGCGGGATCTTTGGTTGATGCATCGGGTAACACCTGGGCAACGGGCACGAATAATCCGATCACTAACATCAAAAATGGTTGTGAGTGGATGCGCCAAACGGGTAAAGCAACCGGAAACGTATTTAATATGATTCTTGGCGGCGATGCATTGGATGCATTATTGGTTAACACGGTTTTCAAAGAAAGATCAGATATAAAAGATTATGATTTGGGTGTTATGGGATCACCACAATTGTATGCCGAGGGTGGAGTTTTTCACGGTAGAGTTTCCGCGGGATCTTATAAAGTTAATGTTTGGACATATCCGGAAACGTATGAAAATGCGGCCGGTACTAATGTTGAATATATCGATCCAAAAACAATGATCATTTTGCCATTAAAACCTAATTTCAAACTATCATATGCGGCGGTACCTCAATTAATTGAAGGTGGTGGAGTTCCACAACAAGGTGCGTATTTAGTGCAAGAATTTTTCGATACAAGAAAAACGGCACATGAAATTTCGATTAAATCGGCGGGTGTTGCAATCCCGGTTGCAGTTGATCAAATTTATACGGCGCAAGTTTTAGTTTAATTAGCGAAACGAAAATTTAATAAAATATATAAATGGGTGTTTTACGTGTGTGAAACACCCATTTTTTTTGTAAAACATAAACACAAATTATTATGCAAAAGTTTAAAGTAATTGCGTTATCAGTTGGCGGAAAATTAAACAAGGTTTTTAAATCGGGTGATATCGTATCGGCAAATGATTTTGCCGCACCAATTCAATCATTTATTGATGGTGGTTTTTTATTGCCAATAGAATCGGAAACGGATCAATTGGATATGAATATTGATGTTGATGCGGATGTTGATCATGCGGATGTGAAGGCAGAAATCGAAGGAAAAACATATAAATCATTTTCAAAGGATCAATTAATTGAAAAATTGGTTGATTGTGGTTTTTCGTTTGATCCAACATCATCAAAATCGATTTTGTTCAAATCATTATCGGATCAATTGAACGGTTAAACAATTCATTTATTATTAAACTTGTGGATGTGGGAAACCGTTGGATTATCATTTGATAATTTGGCGGTTTTTTTGTTAAAAAAAAATAGTATGAATAAAATATATATAGATGGCAATTATTTTTATTTGGAATTGGATGGTATTGATACGTTCGCCGCTGATTTCAAAAATCGCGTTGCCATTATCCCAAAGAATGCATTAAAAACAACTTTTTTGATCACATCGCCATTGGTTGGAAATCACACGTTGGATTTATCAACAATAGTTGATGCAAATGGTGCCGCGTACACGGCGGCATCCTGGGAAAATTTTTATGAAAATTCAACCGGCATTGATATGGATGGTGATGAAATGGAGAATGATGCGTTTGGCCGAAAACGTGTTTCGGGAACCGGTCAACGTTTTGATGTTGAATTTATTTATAATAAACAACCTGATATAATTGATGAAGTAACCAACGGGAATGGAACGGCAACACATGATACGGATTCGCGCGATGTTCTATTGGAAACGAATGGATCCGGCGCGGGTGGTTCAACTTTGGGGCGTGCTTTATTGAGAAATACCCGGAATAATGTTGATGATGTTTTAACGATTGCCGCGGTTCGATTGGCCGGTGGCACTGGTTTGGTTGATGCATCTATGAAATGGAAGGAAATTCGATAATATGAGTTTATACGACACGGCAAAAGCGGATATCGAATCGATCACATCGAACACGGATGAATGGGGTAAAACGGCCACATTTACGGCACCAACGGCGGAAACGGCAACGGTTGCACTAATACATAATAAACATCATACCGGGTTCAATGAACTTGGTAAACGTGTTAATTCAAAATATGGATCCATTGCGGTTTCGGAATCGAATTTAACGGCGGATGGATATCCAATTAGGGATGCGGATGGTGAAATTAATTTGGCCGGTCATTTGATCGATGTGGCTGATTCAACGGGCGTTGTTCAAAATTATGTTGTTCGGGAATGGTACCAGGATGAAACAATTGGTTTAATTGTAGTTATATTAGGGGATTATTTAGCGTAAAGAAGGTTTTAAAATGGGAATAATTACGGGTATAATAGGTGAATCGGCATTTGAAAAAATCCGTGATCGGATATATGAAGTTGTTACGGATGAATTATATCAACAATCCGCGATATCATACGATGATGATCTTTTGGCATCGATATTTTTGGAACGTTGGGTTCCATTTCAACAACCGGAAATGCCGGCCATTAATATCACGTTTGGATCAGGTGATTCCGAATCAGAAACTAAAAACACGGCGTTCCGTGAATATCGATATAATATTGATTTTTATGGTGCATCGCCAACCACATCGGATTCCCGTGGTGATAAACGTGCATCATTGAAGATCCAACGATTGATGGCGGTGGTTGATGCTATTTTGCGTGATAAACGATATATTACGTTGCAATTTGCGCGCCCATTCATTATGAATACCCGTGTGGAATCCGTTAATATCGGGAATCCACAAAACACATTGGATGCCGCAAACGTTGTTTTGGGGCGGTTGGTTTTTGTTGTTCGTGTTCCGGAAGATGTCCAGGATATTGAACCGCGCGATTTGCCCGGATATACAACGCAAGTTTTTATTGATGATAGTGATCAAGGGTATGTATTTTCCGGTGATAATATTACGCCAATTGATCCAACATGTGATCCGGTTGCGGTGTTAATAAATGATGAATTGATTGCAACGGTTGATTCCGGTGGTGAATTATCATTTCAAGTGGTTAACACATTAGGTTTAGAGGTTGGAACGTGGAATTATTACACGGAACAATGGGTGGTTCCGGCGCAAACGCCAGGCGTTGCGGGGAATGAATTAAACACAAATGTTTTGGTGCCAATTTTGGGCGGAACATCAAAAGTTTTAACGGTAACGCATGAAAATGGTGATCCGGTTGTTATTACGCCGGTTGTTGATACCGCGTTTATTTTTGGCGGTACCATCCCGGATATTGCGGTTCCGCGTGATCTTGTCCCGAATCGGTTTCCATTATCGCAAACGGCCGTGGTTACGGATCACGATGAACAATGGCATATTGCCAACGGAACGTGGGATGTTGTAAAAACATCAAATTCATTAGTTCAGGTTTTGGAAGATGGTTCCGCGATCAAAATAGTATTTGATGATTCCGCAATTAGTGGAATAACACAACATTTATTTAGGTATGTTGGCCAATTTGGTGGTTATTATGATGAAAGTGATTCGACGTTTAGAACTATTGAGGGGGTTTTAAGTACTGAATCGGCGGAGTTTTTGACAAATTACGGAACATCATATATTATTGACCGTTTAACATGGAACGGTTGGTATGGTGTTAGGGGTTCTAATGGTACATGGGTTGAGGTATTGGGTGCACTCCCTTTTACAAGGGGTGCAATTTCGGGTTTTTGGATACCTACGTTTTCACAGCTTAACGAAATAGGGCAACGGTATGTGAATGCCGCACAACTTTACGAGGTGCCGCCGTTTTTTATTCAACAAAATCAAGGTAGTTGCACGGTTTATGCGGGGAATACCGCATTCCGATGGTTCCTTTATACTTACGGTGCCGGGGGGGTTCAAACACAAACTTCAATCACATCAACATCGAATGTTAAACCACATGTGTGGGGGTTTGATGATTGGATTGGATTTAATTTATTTTGGGAGTGGGGAGCATCACTTTATATAATGTCAGGATTGGTAATTAAACGAAATTCAACGGGGTTACGTAGTGCGTGGAGTACTTTGGAAACATACGTTTCAAATTATAAATTTC